CATATGAAGAAATTTGTAATAATTTTAAATTAATATTTTTATTATTATATCAAAATGCTCCATTAAGGCAAGATAGGTTGATAGTACAACCTCCTGTTTTATATGATGTAAAAATACCAGGGGGGAGAAGAGAGCCGTATTGTTATATATCAGCTTTATCTATTAACTATTTGGGAGCTACTAGAATGATGGATATAGATATGTCTGGAGTTACATCTTCTTCAGACAGATATAAAGCAGCCCAATCTGTTAAGACAATTGTACCAGATGCTTATCAAGTAACAATTAGTTTACAACCAATGTTAGCTCAAAGTAAGAACTTAATGTATACTACTATTAGTGAAAGTGTTGTTGAAACTCAAATTGCTGTAGATAGCTTTTTTAATGACCCTAACGGTTTAAATGGATATAACCCAGAAACAGACGGAGCATTTATACAAAACCCTAATAGTGCAACTGAAAGAATTAAAAACCCTAATTCAATATTCCCAGACGGAATTAGTGTAAACCGAAATGATTAATATGGAAGGAAAATTTCAAACACAGATACCAAACTTACCTATTTTAGGAAATAATAGGTATGAAAATATTTTCAAGTTGTATGTAAATGAAAACGATCAATTTTTTTACAACTTAAAATCATCAGTGACATTTCCTAATGATATAGATGAAGAGTTTATAGGTTTTTTTAATTTAGATACTAATGCACCTTGGACTACAATAAGTTATGGTATATACGGCACTATTTTTCTATGGTGGATGATCACTGAGTTAAATAACATCACTAACCCTATAGATATTCCCAAACCGGGTACTATTATAAAATATATTAAACCTGAATATGTAAAGCAAATTGTAGGTCAAATTAATAATCAATCTAATGGCTAGTTTTAAGTATACACCCCAACAAATTGATCCTATAATTAGTAGTTCTTTAAATGAACTATCTAATAATTTTAGGATTGACGATGTTGACTATAAGTACTACGTTTACCTAGTAAACGGTAATGGGAAGTATATGGGATTAACTACCGATGCAATTGAATTATTAAACATAAAGGATAACCTTTTGGATGTTGCAGCATCCGGTAGTTGTGTAATAAGAAATGATAACGACGTTATAGAAAGAAGTAACTTAAACATACAAGTAGATCAAACTGATAACTATTTTGCAAGACAACCTAAAGGTAAATCCGATACATATATAGATGAATTCTTCTTTAGAAACGATTGTAGAGATTTTTTATATGTTTATATAGAACCTGAGCTTCAAGATATTTTTAACAACGAAGACATAGATACATTAAAACCTAACTCTACTTTATTTTATGTTTTTTCAATCATTAATAATAAAGATATTAGCACCGGTGGTGAAAAATTTAAAGAACTTGAACTAATTGATGCTGATTTAGAAATTCTTAGAGAGAAAAATTTAGGTTTCAGTACATCATACTTAGTAAAAAATGAAGCAGAAGATCTTACTCATAAAGATGATACCGAACGTGGGTTATTTACGGGAGAAGTAATAAAGAATTTAATTATTACAGGGTTAGATGCTGGTGGTGCATTAGAAAAAACTGAACAAAACGGTTCTGTTATAAATGACTCTTTATTTGATTTAGGAACATCTACTTTATTTTATTCTTCACCTGCTGATTATAATGTATTAGATGATATAACTTATGTAGATGGAAGACATACTTCATCAGCTTACCCCCACGATCCTTGCATTTTAAGAAAAGATAGATATAATCATCAGTATACATATATTAGTTATAAAGACTATTTTAAAAATGCTATCTTTCAAACCGAAGATGGTTTAGCTTCCGGTGGTTTTGCTCACATAGAAACCATTTATGTTGGTGAAGATGCTGACACTCAAGTTAACAATAGAAAAAGAAGAACCCCATACGTACCTTACAATAACGTTACTATAGGAGATTTTTCTATGGTTAACGATTACAATTTTAGTAATATGTCTGGTTTAGATACACAATCAGAATTAATTACAACTGCAGTTCACTCTTATCAAACTAACGATAAACAATTTCAAATAGATTTAACTAACAACAACGTTACTAGATCGATGAATGATTATTATGACTTTTTTGTTAGAGGTGAAAAAGAAAAACCATTATTTGTAGGAGAAAATTTAAATACAAATACTTTTTTGAATCAGTTAAGAAAAAATAACATTAACATAAAAAATGATTTTTCTATAAATGATAAAGAACCCGATCAAAGATTAGGTTTAGGAAGAAATAGTTTTCTTAAAAATGCAATCTTTTTGAATAATGCTTTATCATTAGAACTTAAGGGACTTACTTTTAGGTCGTCGGGTAAGTTTTTTAGTTTTGAGCGTAAAGCAGGTGTGTATGATAGTAAGTATGATGATAAAGTTTTCGGTACTTATTTTATTGTTGAAGTAGAACATACATTTAAGAAAAATAATTACACTAATAGTCTTATAGGTGTTAAGACTTATTTGTTTGAAAATCCAGACATTACAGAAGTGGTATGAGTTATAAATTTTTTAAAACAATTGATCCTTTACTATATGATCTTAACGTTTATTACGAAAAAGATCTATATGAAAAAGCGACTAACTTTAGTGAACTTCTTAAGGAAGGTACCGATATATTAGATGATTTTATTGCGTATAAAAAATCTTTAGTTGAGTTTGACCCCATACAATCACAAACTGACTTATTTGTAAATTTAGATCAATCAGGTTTAGAAAAATATAAACAATTACAATATAAAGTTTATTGGTATGAAAAATATCTAACTGCTATAGAACCGGTAAAGAAAAAATTCTATAAAAAGCTAAAATCAAACATTAAAATTTTTAAAGAGATAAGTGATAGTATTGGAACTCTTCGTAATGTAGATTTCTTACCTGACGATTCTTTATTAGCTGTATACGATATAGACTTCGATTTAGTTTCAACATCTCCAGCTGATCAATTAGTTCCTGTAAACTATAATACAAATGTACAAAATAAATTATCAGAAAATACGCAACTTATAACTGGAATGTTATCTAGATATTGTACTAGTACTTTTAGACATAACATGGTAGGAATTACACCTCCTTTTTCTAACAGTAAGGATGCACATGGTAGCAATTTGGTTGTAGATTATTTTCATTTTGATAGAATTTTTAAAGTAGCAAGACAAGACTTAGAAACAATTCTTATACAATTTTACGGTGATCTGTATGATATAATTGCTTTTTACGAAAACTACGAACCAGCTAGTATTCAAGATAACTTGCAAGTTAAACAGAAGGGTGCTATAGGGTTTACTATGGAAGGTCTTACTAAAACTACAGATTATCTTAAACAAGAAGTAGGGTTTTATAAAAACGTTTTAGTTAATCTTCAGAGTCTAAGTACTCAGTCGGTGTAACATTTTTTTCTTCTTTGTCTACTTTCTTAAACAATTCATTCATTACATCGTCTCTTGATAACATCATTTTTGCATTAAACTCACCTTGCATAAGTTGTTTTTTACCATCGATGTCCATCTGTTTGACTTCTTTCTGAGTTTTATCTCTTTTATTTTGTACTAATATTTTAGATAACGTTTCTATTGCAGAAGAAGATGCATTTATTAACTCAGATAAACTTGATACATCTCTACTTTCCGGAGCTGTTTCTACATACTGTTTAACTTCATCGACCATATCAATAGACTTTTTTACTAGTTTACCAGCATTGTTTAAAATAAATTTTTCCAACTCTTCTGGATTTAAATCAAACTGTTCTTCAGCTTTTTCCGGTTTCTTAAGAAACTGTTCAGCATTTTTTAGCTGATCTACTAAATCGCCTATTTCGTGCCCAGGTAAATCGTCCATTGCCAAATATTTAATAGTTTATTTTTATAGTACAACATTTAGAATAGACGAATGAATATTCCAAAACATAGATTACTTGAGTTTACTAACTTAGTTAATGAAGCTTGTATTGTACTTGGTTCAGAAAATGTGTCAGAATGGATAAACTTACCTAATAAAAATTTTGAAATGGAAACACCTATGGATGTGTTTAATAATGGTAATACAGATAAAATTTACGATCTTCTTAGATTTATAGAAATCGATGAAGCTGATATTTGTTAAATGTATTGATATTTTTAGTTTATTTTTTATTATCATTGTATGAGTGATATGTGTGATGTATACGAAACAAATACAAATTGGGTTTATGCTGATAAACAAGTATTGACTGTTAAGTTTAAGAAGACGCATGATGATGCAAAACTACCTGCAGTTAACAATGAAGAATGTATGACTGGTGATTCTGGTTATGATTTGTTTGCTGTAGAAGATACAACTATTCCTGCTCGTGGTAGTGCAGTAGTGTGCGTTGGTCTTACTCTTGCTGATATTACACCTGGTTATTGGTTTCGAATTGAACCTCGTTCAGGTCTAGGGTTCAAGCATAGTCTACAACCTCATCTAGGTGTTATTGATAATCAATATAGAGGAGATCTTGGCGTTAAGTTGTATAACTTTTCTGATACAGATGCAGTAATTGAAAAAGGTAAAGGTTGTGCTCAGCTAGTTGTTTACAAACTACGTCAACCTATTATTCAATGGGCTGATGAAGTGTCTGATACTAACAGAGGAGCTGATGGATTTGGCTCGTCTGATAGTAAATAACTATATGTTCGATAGCCTTTTTGTTGAAAAGTATAGACCTCAAACACTCGATGATATTATCTTAACTGATGATAATTATCGAGTGTTTAATCAATTTAAAGAAAAGGAAGAGATTCCTAATCTTTTATTTGCTGGTCCTCCTGGTATCGGTAAAACTTCTTTAGCTAAAATTATAGTAAAAGATCTTATTAAGTGTGATTATATTTACATTAACGCTTCTGATGAAAACGATATTGAATCAATTCGCAAAAAAGCTATTACATATGCAAAGCAAAGACCATCTAAAGGAAAAATAAATGTTATTATTCTAGATGAGTGTGATGGTTTAATGCAAGAGTCTCAAAAAGCTCTTCGTAACGCTATCGAAGAATATAGTAGAACTACTAGATGGATTCTTACATGTAATTATATTCATAAAATTATACCTGCATTGCAGAGTAGATGTCAAAACTTTGATTTAACTCCTCCTATCTTAGAAGTTGTAAAAAGATGTAGTTCTATTTTAAATTATGAAAAAATTACCCTTACTGAAGAAAACAGGGATTACTTCATTAAGTTGATTAAAAAGGATTACCCTGATATTAGAAAATGTGTTAACAACATACAAAAGTATACAGTCAATGGAAGACTCGTTATTGATAAGGAGGAAACAGACCAGGTGTTTGTTGACGACTTGTATGATAGAATTGAATCTGGCGTTTCTGAAAACATTAGACAATTTCTTACAGATAATGATGAAAAGTTTAACGGTGAGTATCACTCTCTTCTTAAGCTTCTTTTTAATTACACGCACGAAAAAGACCTTCCGGAAAAATTCAAAAGAGAACTATTGATTACAATATCTAACTATCTCTATCAAAACACTCATGTATTGGATAAAGAAATTAACGCATTCTGTTGCTGTCTTGAGTTAGTAAAACTATTTGAAAAGCGATAGATAGTTCATATCATAGTGATATGTTCGATAATTTATTAGTAGAAAAATATCGCCCGAAACGTATTATAGACTTTTGTCTTAAATCAGGAAACCCTCTTGAAGAACTAATTAATAAGTCTGCTGGTACAGGTAGTATACCTAACGTGTTATTAGTAGGTAGCCCGGGGATTGGTAAGACTACTCTTGCAAAGATTTTTGTAAATGAGCTCATGGATTGTGATCATTTATATATCAATGCATCAGATGAAAATGGTATTGATACAATTAGAAGTAAAGTTACAAACTATGCTAAAACTAAGAGTTTATTTCCAATTAAGGTAATTATTCTTGATGAGTGTGACGGATTAACGCAAGATGGTCAAAGAGCATTGCGTAATGTAATGGAAGAGTATAGTGCTATTACTCGATTTATTCTTACTGCTAATTATAAACATCGAATCATTCCAGCATTACAGAGCAGGTGCCAAGTATTTAACATAACTCATGATGTAGAGGATGTAACCAGGCGCATGGCTCATATATTGAATGAGGAGGGTATCGTATGTAGTGAAGAGAGCTTGAAACAAATTGTTAGGGATAACTTTCCAGATCTTCGAAAGACCATCAATACGATTCAAAAGCTTACAAATGATGGAAAGGTTGAAATTGATGATAGTTCTAACGTATCCAAACTTGTTGCTGATTTGTATAAACTTATCGAACACGGGCATGTTCTTAAGTGCAGAAAGCTTGCGATAAAGAATGAGTATGTGTTTAATAATGATTACCCTGTTTTGATTAAAGATATGTTTAACTATATTGATAATCTAGATATCGACGATGAAAAGAAAAAGTCGCAACTTACAACGTGTCACGACTTTATCTATAAATCAAGCTTTGTAATGGATCAAGAAATCAATGCGTATTCTTGTTTTATTACTTTAAGTAAATGCTAGTGTCAGGTACGTTACCTCCTCCGATTGCTTGAGCATCAAATGTAGGTGCACCAAATTGATCAGTTTTTACATTAGTGTTATGTAATTCTTTAGCATCACCCATCTTTGGTTTCTTTTCAGCATCAGGTAAGTACCCTGCATCAACCTGCGATACAAGAGGATTTTGTCCAATGTAATCTACATCAAACTCTAAAGTATCTGGATTGATTTCTGTCTTGTTAGGACGTACCATACTATCTGGTACTGGCATTCTGTTAGGGTATACATCTACTGGTGTAAATATATCATCTGGAAATTGATAAAACCCGTCGTATCTACCAGGAGCTGTTTCTTGAGATACAGTTACTGCAAATTCACCGCTAGAGTTATCAGTATTTCCAGGTTGTTTCGAAGGGTATTTGTTCTCGATGCCTGATACTCTTAAGTTAAGATCACTTGCAATTAAGTCATCTAACTTAGCTTTGTATTCAGGACTCATCTTTTTATATCCTTCGCTAGATTTATAGTCATCTCTAACCTTTACTAGGTCACCAGTCAAGAAACCACCTCTAGTATATCTTGAAACGTAGGACTCATAGATCTTATTAAATTTTAGGTTATTTTTGTCCACAATATTATTTATGCTGCAGAGTTAAAATAAAACTACATACTTAAATATAAGTATGGCCAAGATCAAATTAGATAATTTATCTAAACCTAAAAATTTAAAGTATACACCCACATTTACATATGCTGATGTTGAGGTGGATTTTAAATTTGAAAATATACAGTCAAATGAACTTAATTCATCGTTATTTAAAAGCGACCTAGTAGGTAATTATGATTTAGGAGCTATTAAAAACAGTATCGTAAACATATTTACCACATTTCCTGGAGATAAATTATTGAATCCAGAGTTTGGTTTAAATTTAAATCAATTTTTATTCTTTCCTTGCAACACAGATACAGCTCAGCTCATTGGAGAAGAAATTAATAAACAAATTGTTAAACAAGAACCGAGAGTAAATGTTAGAAAAGTGACAGTTACAGCAGAAGTTAACAATGACCAATATCGTATATTGTTGGAGCTTGAAGTACCATTCATAAATAATAATAACAGTATTAATTTTAACGCTTTGTTAAATTCAACAGGTATAACATTTTATAACTAAAGATGGCAGCTAAATCAGATTTTAATTTACAGACAGATGGTTATGTAGCATTTGATGCTATTAGTCTAAAAGACTTGATCATCGAAAGAATGAATGAACAACAGATCTTTACAGATCAAAACTACGAAGGTAGTAATTTATCTGCTTTAATCGATGTCATTGCTTATTCCTATCACGTCTTAATTTATTATCTTAACAAAAACTCATCAGAGAGTAGTTTTACTCAAGCTGAAATTTACGAAAACATAAATCAAATTGTTAAGAGTATAGATTATAATCCATCAGGCCCACAAACTTCTAACTTATCTTTCGAAGCAGTTGCTACTGCAATGTTAGAGCAAAATTTATATACTATACCAAGATACAGTTATTTTTCATTTAATGGTACATCTTTTAGTTTTACCGATGATGTTTCATTTCAAAAAAATACATCTAATGCTGAAGTATTAACAGCTCTTCAAAATAACACTCTATTATATAATGGACAATTTGTAGAGTTTCCGGTGTTTCAAGCATTAGGAGAGGAATTTGAAGTTGCAACATTAGCAGCTACCAATACAGATACAAATTTTTATATAGATAATAATAATATTCACGTATATGTAAAAGAACCTAAAAGAGACGCTAAATGGGAAAAATGGACAAGAACAACTTCATTGTACTTAGAAAATGGTTCTGCTAAAAAATATAGTGTAAGGTTTAATCAAACTGAGCAATATGAAATAAAATTTGGCAATAACGTAACTGGTAAAAAATTAGTACAAGGAAGTCAAATAGCAATTTATTATTTGAAGTCTGATGCAACTTTAGGTCAAGTAAGCAAAAACACATTAGACAATCAGGCATTGTACTTTTTCAACACTACGCAGTTTAATAGAATATTAGCTGATACAACGCCACGAGGTTCTAACATTATTACACCTACTGAATCGTCTAACATTAGATTTTCAAATGAAAATTCATCTACTAATTTCAAATTAAAAGAAAGTGTAGAAGAGATAAAACAAAACGCTCCTAAGCTTTTTAACTCTCAATATAGATTAGTTACTACTGGTGATTATCAAAATTATGTTCAAAAGAATTTTGGTAGTTGGGTGAGATCAGTAAGTGTTGTAAACAATTTTGATTACTTAAATCAGTATCAAAATTATTTCTTTGATATAGGGTTAGATAGACCTAATGAAGATTCGAGGGTTTTATTTAACCAAGTTAATTTTGCTGATTCTTGCGACTTTAACAATGTTTATATTTTTGCAGTACCAAATAAAAATGTAGAAACTAGTTTAGATATAAGAACTAATTATTTGTCTGTAGCTCAGAAAAATGCAATTACTATTTTATTAAACGACGTTAAAAGTGCAACAACTGAATTGATAGTAAACGATCCTGTTTATATGGAAATTAATTTAGGGGCATCTAATCTTAAAGAAGATGTTATCTTTCCTGAAGAAGCTGGTGATAACAGTTACCTTTATATAGAAATGGATAGAAATTCTAGAAGGGATTTAGAAACTGTTAAAAATGAAGTAGCTTCAATTTTTAAAACTTACTTTAATGTTAATAATTTAAAATTAGGACAAATTATTAGCGTTAAAGATTTGTCTCAACAAATTTTAAACTTAGATGGGGTAAATAATTTTACAACAAGAAGGAATTTTAAAGATAAAGTTATTATAGAAAACGAACTTGAATTAGCAATTTATAACCCAGTTTACGCAACACAAGATTATAATTTTACTCAACAAGATATTAATTTACAGTTTTTTCAATTCCCTTATTTTAGAAATCTTTCTAATATATCAGACAGAATTGAAGTTGTAAGACAAGGATAAAATGACGGTATTAGATACAGGGTATTGGAAATTCGATGTCTTTAATGTTTATGATGATACGTCTTTATCATCATACGCATTAGAACAAACCCCTTTAAAGTTTATTCCTACTACTTTAAAAGGTCAAGATTATAGCAATCAAAATATTATTTGGGATTTTGGTGATGAATCCCCAAATGTTAGTTCTTTATCAGCTACCCATTCTTATTTTTACCCAGGTGAGTATAGAGTGACCATGACAGTAATGTTATCTGATGGTAACACTCAACTTGATTCATTTTTTCGTACAGTTAAAATATTCGATTTTGTACCTAATACATTTGCATTTAAAACTTTATCATCAAGCGATGTTTTAAATTTATCAGCAGGAATATTTTCTGATAAACTTACATTAGAACGATTTAATAGTCTTCAATCATTCAGCACCACACCTTACACTTTCTTTTTAAATTGTAGTGGAAGTGATAGTTTATATTATGATAAAACGAAATTAAGTGTTGAACCTTATGCATTTTTATTACCAACACATAGGTTTGTAAAAAGAGAAGAATTAGGAGTAGTATATAGTGACACTGTTATTAATAAATTAGATACTACTTCTACTAATCTTTATGGTAAGTTAGATAAAACTAGTTTAGTTGTTCCTGCTTCTTCTACAGACGTAAATGCATTTTTTGTAGGTACAAGCGGGTATGGTGAATTTTATTTTGTAGATGATTTTGTAAGAACTAACCCTTATTATATTTTAGCTACTTTAGATACTTCTAAATTTCCTGATAATTACACAAAGTATTATCAATTACCTTTATCTGATTTGCCTATTAAAAATACATCTACTACTTACTATACTATTAGCAGTAATGTATTCAAACATGCTGATTATTTTTCTATAACAAGTAATGGTTTAGACGGGGAAGGATTTTATTTAGATACGTTTGATATAGGTAAATCAAAATTTTATAATCAAGTAATAAGTTTTGTTGCTAAACTTAAAACTAATAGTCTTTATAATTGTAAAAATCAATTTAATAAATTGAATCCAGGTGTAGTAGATTTTGCTACTAATGCAGTAAAAATTTATTTAGTGGATTCTATTACAGGTAAAAATCTTGGTGATATTTTACCTTACACCACATTTGACACTTCCACCTTTAAAGATTATTCATACGGTTGGGTTAAAGGTAATATAATTATACCAGAAGATAATAATCTAGATACTAATTTTACTTCTAACAATTTCTTATCAGTTAGATTAAGCGCTACTTCATTAATTCAAGATAATGAAGGCGGTACTTACTTTGTATCAGGTAGTAGTTCTGATTTTAATCTTTACCCTTCTACTGGTATTAATAGAGTAGCTAAGATTAACGAAAATTTTGATATGTCAGGTTATATGAAGAGCACAGCTTTACAGCCCTCAATATATAATAAACCAGTCATATTTGATACGTTTTTTAGTACTATTTTTGGTAATATTAGTTCTGGTGTAGATGCTATAGGTAAACGCATTTATGAGAAAACAGCTAATTTTGTAAGTAACAATGTTAATATAGATACTTGTAATATTGATTCATTAATTAGTTACGCTGATGAATATAATATAGATTTAGAACAATTCGCTTCTACCGATTTATTAATAAATTACCCCGCTGAAATTTCTAGATTAGTTAATTTATTTTCTATTAAAAAATCATTATTATTTGGTAAAAGAAACCAATCTAATTTTAATTTTATTAATAATTATTCTAACAATCTTATTGGTTCACTAGATGAAAGTATAGGTTACGTTGAAGATAATAAAAAATATGGATATAATAAAGGCGAAAAATTAGATATATTATCTTATGTAATTAACAAGAGTGAAAATTATATAGTTGCTGAAGAGTTATATTCTTCAAACTATTCATTGTTAAGAGTAAATTTACTAAGTTCAATTGTATCTGCAGATATATACCCATTAAGTTCGTTTTCTAAAAACTGGGGCTGGGGGTTAGTTTTACCTGATGATTTTTATACTGATTCTTTATCAACATATAAACTATCATCATATTATAATTTTTATAATTATTACCCTACCGTCGACGGTACTTATAATAACAACATAATAAATTGGGAAGATACGTACAATACCACCGTTAATATTCCTTTCGATAGTCTATCTTCCACTTACTTGCCTTCTTACTTATCTAGTTATAATAACACACCATTAGTTGAATGGGATACAGAAGATGGTATTATTGAACAAAATCTTGCTTATCAATTAAGTTTAGGTTCTGAAATCTTGTCTTCTTAATGATACTATACTAAATATTATTAATGCCAATTAATACAGTAGAAAGATTTAACAAATATCAGATTGATCAATCTATTACAACATTAGGTAATGTTTCTATAGCTATTGATTATGATGAACCTTTAGATTTTAAAAATTGGCTATCAAATTTTACCGATACTAATATTTCCACTCAGACTTTTAAGCTTTCTTATAAAGATTATCTTAATTCATGGAATAAAGTAAAAAATACATTTTTAGAAAATCAAAATAATGATGTAAAAGATCAATATATTGCACTTTTAAAAGACATCTCTTTAGATGTATTTACCGAACAAGAGAGAAATTACCTCAAAGCTTTAAATTACAACGATAAGAATCAATTAGATTCAATTATACCTCTTGTATCTAAAAAATTAAAATTACTTACTAGTTATTATAAAAACTTTAGAGAAATTGTAAAAACACAACCTAAGAAAAATAATATATTTTCTTCTAATATTGGTTTAAAAGATTTTTTATATCAAACTTTTTATACGTCATTAAATTTTGACTCTTCTACAAAGTCCTTACTTAACATTTTTAATAAAAATGTTGATTATATTTTAGCTAATGTTAATTTCACTTTAGATGAACTATATGACGAATATCAAGATTATTATGATCTTGTAGCAACTAAACCTGCTTCTGCGTATCAGTATGGAGGTGAAGTAAGAAAAGATCAATGGACAAGTAATACAAATACTTGGGATTACGATTTATGGTTAGATTATAATAAATCGTCAATTAGATTATTATCATCTTACAACTATGTAATTGAAAATTGGATACCTAATTTATCTTTACCCATTTCATTAAACACTAATGATACATCCTATTATAAAAATAAAGATTTTATTAATCAAATCAACACTGGTGATTTAAATGATTTAAATTTACAGAATAAAAAAGCTTTATTTGAAAAATTTATAGGTACAGATTATTATTATCTTTCTACTGGAAACACTGCATCTAGTTTTATATCTGGTAATTTTTTATCAGCATCTAATGTTAGTAGTAATTATCTTAATCGTAATAATGTTAGTACTGCTACTACACCCAATACAGCATTTTTAGTTAGAGAAAAAGATATAGGAGGATTTTACAAACCCTTTTATTCAGGTATTTTAACTTACAATACTTTTAATTATTCTTATTATGTAGATGTAGAAAAATTATCAGCTAATCAAACCTATTTCTTTCCTGACCCTAACAAATATATAGGCACTTACGGTAATTCAATTTATTATAAACCACCGGGTTTAGATATATTTAAAGTTAATGAAAATGCAAGAATCGTAAGCTATGATATTTCTAATTCTGCTGCATTTGGTTATATTAATGATAGGTCTTACTACCCTAACTTTAATGGTTACGAAAATGAAGAAGAAATAAACAAAATTTATAACTCTGGTGTTGTAAGAGATTTTGATAAAGTCGATTTTTTCAAAGGTAAATTAGATGAGGTATGGAGTAACAACGATATCTTTGAAATAAACAATAAAGCGTTATACCCTATAGATGATAGACAACAAAAATTATTGGTTAGTATAGATGATATAACATACAACACATCAGATGTTTATGGTAACAATTATGGGGTTTTTAAACAATCTTCTCCTACAGTATTTAAAAATATATCTGCAACTAGCGAAGAAGTAGAAAAGAGATGTTTGTTTTTATCAAATGGGTTATTTTATCAAGATGGTGTGCCTTTTGATTATGATATAGACACTGGAAGTATATCAGGTATATTACCTTCACAGAATTTTAGTTATACTGGCGTTCAGTTATCCGCTGTTACGTTTGATGAGGAAGTTTTAAATTATTTAGATTATAGTAGATTTAATACCCATTGGTGTTTTGGTACGGGTAATTATTATAAACAAGGAACAACTTTTGAAGGGGGGTATTTTACAACTATAGACAATGTTGCAATGCCTAGTGATCCTCCTACAGAAAGCGGTCAATGGAATACTAATTTACAAAGTTTATACTATAGTGTTTTATTAGAAGCAGGAGCAGACAAAAACGGTAACAGACCTACTTTTCAAAACACTGCTTCTTTTGATTACGAATATACAGATACAACAGATTGTGGTTTATTTGATTATGCTCCGTTTAATAATCCTTTTGAAATAAATTACATTAATACTTCAAGATTTAGTGTACCTTATTATGATAGTGTTAATCCTAATCTATCTACAACTTATGTTGAAGTAGATAATTATAGTAAGAAAACAATTTACACTAAAAAGTTTGAATTATCAGGTACTTCATATATAAGAAATGCAAACAATTATGTTTATCCTTTATCTGCTGCATTGAGTGCTGTATTTGCAAAATATGATAATAATTCATTAAGTGCAATTTATGATGAACTAAACAATAACATTATAAAATACGATATTGTTTATGATATAATGATTATTGAAACTGAGAATTATCAAGTTGTAGAAAAAATAAGATACGATTTTGATACTTTACAATTTTTACCTAACAGACAGAATCCAATTTATATTAATAGACTTTCTCAAGGTAATAAAAGATTGGAAAAATTTGGAAACTTTTATTTTCACGAATCGAGTAATTCTATATTGTTAAATAAAACAACATTGTTGCCTTCAGTTTCGGGTTCATCATATAGAACATTATACCCATCTATTTACAGATTAGAGATAGATAGTTTAAACTTTAATAAAATATTTCCTTTACCTTCCAAAAATTTAAATAGAAAATTAAAAAAATATAGTTATAGTACAGTAGTTAAACCCGACTATTCAAACGTATCATTCGATACAAATGATTATATTTACAATACATATGAAATAGATAGACCAAATTTATCATATAACCCAGAGAAGAATAATTATTCGTTTACTATAAAAGGTAAGGATATGTCAGATGCTTTATCTATATATTATTCTACTTATAAGTTTGAAAATGGTAATTTTATTAACGAAGTAAATGAAGTTTATTTCCAACAATCACTAATAAGAGATGAAAATTATTTCAATTCTTTAACCGCTTCTTTTATATCTTATAATAACTTACCTGGTACTAATGGTGTTGTATGGAATAATAAAGAAGGTGTTTTGAAACTAGGGGAAGTAGAGTAAATATATTAGATGGCAACAATATTACCAGCAAATACAAAAACAAATAATATATTTGTAGACAGTTTTTACAATATATATAACGATATTGTAGTATCTGCTGAATTTTCCTTGTTCGGGACCCCTAGTTCTGGAGGTGAAGGTTTTTGTGTTTACTTTGTAAATGCTGATGCATCTAATATTGGTAATGTAGGTAGCCCTGGTCAAGGGTTAGGTTATTCTAAATCGGCTAGTGTAGTAGAATTTAATGGTACTGACATATTTGAAGGCGTCAATGGAGCTCTTCTAGGTGTTGGTTTTGATGCAGCTGGAGGTTTTAGTTTACCAATGGGAGGACCTACCGGTACAGTAAGTCATCCTAATGCAATTACTTTAAGAGATGGAGCTGATAGTTATGATTACATTTCATCTTCATTACCATTGAGCACATATGGTATTAATTTATATGAACAGTATGGGTTAGTACCTGGTGCCACACCTACAAGGTCTACTACTTACACTCAAGGTATTAATACAACACCAACAGCTACAAGAACTAATACCCAAACTAATACTAGAACAGTTTCACAAACAAGAACAAATACCTTTACTCAAACCAACACCATTACTCAATCAACTACCGTAACTAATGGCTTTTCTCCTACACCTACTAAAACAAGAACAAATACACCAACAATAACAAATTCTAGAACTCATACCCCAACTAGAACACCTACTCAAACGGGGTTATATCCTATTAAAAAAGCTTTTAAAGTAAGACTTACAAATTACGGAAGAAAAGTAATAGTTTATTTACGAAAAGATAATAATTCTAATTTTGTAAAAGTTTTTGAACAAGACAATTTAAGTTTAAATTTACCTTATAACGGTAGAGTTAAAGTTGGTATTTCATATTCTACAGGTACTCAATTATCTAATTTATATCTTTATAATATTAGTGTGAATGGTACAGGATATGAAAATGTAAACACACCTACCCCTACTGCTACTAGAAACGTAACTCATACGTCTACACAAACTAGAACGTCTTCTAGTACCCCAACCCAAACCCCTACTAATCAAGCGTCAGTTACACCCACTTTAACAAATACATATACCCAAACTAGCTCTTATACCCAGACCCCGACACAGACAAGAACTAGAACACAAACCCCAACACAGACCAGAACACCAACTCAAACACACACTCAATCACCTACTGAAACACCCTGGACTACACGTACTCCTACACCTACACAAACTCAGACATCTACACAGACAAGAACAAATACCAGAACACAAACTCCTACTAGAACTAAAACCAACACACGAACAAGATCACAGACACCTACTACAACAAACGCACCTTATATAGTAGCTGATGAGACATCTTATAAATTTGTATTTGAAAGTGATTGGTTACAAGCAGATAGTGCGCAAGCTGCAGTTAATGTTTTAATTAATAATGCAAGACAAGGATTTAACTCTAATAGAACACCTGACAATGTAATTAATGTTAATGATGAAGGCGTGGCTCTTAATTTTAAAAGCGGTAATTTTAGATCATTTTTCTTTAATGGAACTGCTGAAACAGCTCAATCAGGATTTGAAGACCCTAATGGTGAATCAGGTTGGTCGCCTATAAGATTTGCGGAAAGTAAAAGCGAAGTAACACCTAACATACCGTCATCATTGCTAGGTGGGGTTAAATCTGATGTATATAATGCTTTAAAAATATTAATGCAAACAGGTAACACCTTAGATACCACTTTAGTTAATATAGATAAAAAAGATAATACCGAACCTACTCCATTTAATATATGGAAAACTACAGATTTATCAGATGACTATAAAGCAGTTACTAAAAATTATAACATTCATGAAGCTATATATGCTAATAATTTTAGAAATAATGCTAAAATTTTATACAATATAGATTACGCTGCTCAAGCCGATATTGAACCTAATGAATTTTTTAATACACCCGATTCATTTAGACTTGTACCTAACGTAAGGTATTTAAATGTAACTGTTAATGAAATAAATGTCACTTTTAGCTATTGTACTGAATTGATTAGTTACTATCCTACTGATTTACAAACAAGTTACTGGGGTGCAAGATTAACATTATTCACCACCGCTACTACAACAACATGAGTACTATTTATATAACAGGAACAGATACGTCAGTATTAAGTGCTGCTGTAGCATCTGGATACTACTTTTTAAACCCAGTTGATAATTCATCTAACTATTACTCTTTAACAGCTAACGGGAGTGAATTACAAAAAGGTTTAGCTTACTCTCAATATCTTACTGGTAGTACTTTTGATATGGATGAGTTGGTTTATAAGCGTATTACTACTTATAATCAATCAAGTTCTGCTGTTAGTATAGATAGATATTATAGTGAGTTTAATTCTATTTCATTTAACTTATCTGGTATAGATGATAGTGATAATGCAATAGTGAAAATATTATTCGATCCTAAGGATGGGTCACAGTTAGTTGTAGATAGTTTTAACAATGCATTAACATATGATGGAGAGTATGTGTATAAATCTGCGTCAGGTGTTAATACTGATAACCCTAAGTATAATATTTTTACTCATAAGTATAATTTATCTATTGATGATCAATTTTCTAAAACGTTCTATCCTTCGTTCTCTGCTTATAGATTAGATGGACTGGTAGATATATATGATATTGATTTATCTATAGCTAGAGATAGTATCTATAATGCATCTGATGATATAAAGTTATTAGATACTACTATTTTACCTTTAAGTGCTAATGACCCGTTAATTAAAGTAGAGTTACAAAACCCTGATAGTGTAGATAATTGGGTTTTAAGAAGGAGTGTTACACCAACACCTACAAGAACCTTAACACCTACCCCTACAAGAAATGCTACCCCTACAAGGTCCCGTACTCCTACCCAAACTAAAACACCTACAAGAACTTCTACTATAACTAGAACAAGATCTCAAACCCCTACTCCTACTAGAACTAAAACCAACACACGAACAAGATCACAGACACCTACTAGATTTGCTACACCAACTCAAACGAGAACAAGAACAAAAACAGATTATAGAAAGACAGTAATACCTTTAACCCCTCCGCCTTCTAAATCTAAAGTTATTCTTCCTCCTTGTGTAAATAGAAAGTATAGAGTTACTTTTTCAGGTGAAGCTGATATGGTAGACATTAAAACTGTTACACTTGGTGTACAATATAAATTTAGAAATATTACAAGATTCTTTTTAGATACTTCTAATTTACCTCCAACAACTTATGGTAATAACTTAACTTTTGATGTTGTTGTACCTAGTAGTGTTTCTCAATCGATGTTATCTCCTTTTGTTAGATTTACTGAAGAAGACCCACAAATTACTTTTCATTCAATAGAATTAATTGACCCTTGCCCGGTTAATGTTCCAGATCCTAGAATACCTGAGCCTTGCCCTGAGGGTGAAACTTTAATAGATGGTAAATGTCAAAAAGTTTGCCCGGACGGACAATTAATGGATGAAAATGGAAATTGTTACATTTGTGGTAACCCAGAATGCCCTGATTGTTCTGACGATTGTGGAAAAAATTGTGAACAACCTTTTATTGAAGATGCTAATGGTAATTGTATTTGCCCTCCAGGTACTACTTTAGTTAATGGATCGTGTCAATTATTGTGCCCTCCAGGAACCACTTATAATGCTGATACCGGTTTATGTGAAGAGCCTGTATGCGAAGAAGGATATATTAAGAACGAAGCAGGTGAATGTGAAAAGATAATTACTCAACAAGATTACACTCATTGGTTTAGTTTTGGTACTACATTTATTAGAGGGAGAGGAACGTGTCCTGTTGACCCTAATGATGCTGCAGCATTAAAAGATAACTATGTAGTAGTAAACGGTCAACAATTTGCAGCTGTTGCAGCTGATTTTTGTCAAGCTACCGTTAATGTAAGTTATCAAGTAATTAAAACACAATTATCTCAGTCTGAAGTAGAGAGTAATTATATAAATGATAAAACGACTGGTGCTCCTATTCCGTTTTGCCCCACTGGTCCTCAATCCGGTATAAGTGAATTAGCTAATGGACAAGTATCTGGAATATACTATAATCAAGATATATGGGATCAAGAAACAAATATTATACACAACCCTACATTACCTGTTCCTAAAAATGGTCATAACATATACGTAAACATTACTGATGATAGAGATACAGTTAACAACTTTAATTACTTCGTTTGGTTTAAAGTTAGAATTTCTTATGGATGTGAAGAACCATACCTTACTGAATGGCAAGCATTAGGTAACAATAATTGTAATAAATTAAAAGAAGTATTATTTTGTAAATCTTTAGAAGCTGACAATCCAGAAGCATTTGCAAATGATAGAATATGTCAAGATTTAGTAGAGTATGATGAAATGAAATTTGACCACATACCTAATTGCCCCTTATGTAGAGATGAATACAATTTAGTAAGACCTCTAGAAGATTTAAGTACAATTTTTGAAAAACCGTTCGCATATATTATAACAAGAGTAAGTTAAAATGAAACACATAGACACTTCTAAAATTACAGAAGAAGAAAAGAAAAAACAAATCGAGGAAATGTGGAACTCCCACGAAAAGAATAATAAAAATTACGAAGATGATTACCTTTATATTCTAGATGAAGATGACGAGTTTTATGATTGATTAAAACAGATTCTCATATAATTATTGTTATATGAGAAACATATTTTCAACAGACCTTCTTAAGCAATTACACCTTAGTAGATACGTTTACCTTAACGAAGACTTTAATGAAGTTTATGCTTGGTTTGGGGGACCTGAAGTTAAAATTCTTAACTACACAGGGGAAGAAGTGGGAAAAGCAACTGTTGTAAATAGTAATAACGATCAAGAGTATACTATCAATGACGATATTTTAGAACGAGATGTTCAATTATCTATTGATAGTATTGTTCATGATCTGTTTAAATCTAATGAGTAGTTTTGATAAAAGTGCTATCGATTATGTTAACCAAATAATTGAACAAGACGATATAAGTGAAATATCTAGTTTATTTTCTTTGTTCTGTTACAATAATAAAGTCATGCCAGGTTCAACTGAGTTTGATGATATGATAGCATTAACTTTAGATGCATTAGGGCAAAAGATTTGTAAACAAACAATAATAAAATTTAGAGAACATATAGACGAGTATGAGTGATAAAATAAAACTTTCGTGTAAACAAGTAAATAACATTACAGCAGAGTGGGGTGATCAATTTTGTTCTATCACTGCATGGCATAACGGCGATGGAGCAGATATCACCTTTTCTAATGTACCTCCAGTGTCATTAGACCATACTCAAATTACCACTCTTCTTGCTGTAATTAGCAATTACACTCTACTTAATAAATTAGACCCTTCCGAAAATATCGATTTTAAAAAAAACGAATGAGTGATAATGAAGAACTTTATCAAAGCATAAGAGATTTTTCTGACTATCTTGATAAAGAATATGAAGCTTTATATCCAATAGTTCAAGGTAATGACTATACTAGAGGTAGTTCTCCAGTAGATCATAGAGTGCAAGTTGAACTGGAAAGAAGATTAGACATAGTAGATTTTATTAGAAGTTTATTTGTAGCAACTATCGAATCAAAAATTAAAGATGAATAGATTTTTATTTGCAACTGTAGCTGTTGGAGAAAAATATAATAAAAGATTATTAGACACTCTTTTTTTATTTGATAAGTTAGGTTATAATAAAGACGACAAGTTAATTATTTTTACAGATCGTCCAGAATTATATGATAATGATTTGAATATAACAACTGATATTATTCATTACAACGAATCAGATAAATTTCAATTCATTGACCATACTAATTTTAGAGACAATACAATGATAAAATTGTATTACATTGCTAAGGTTTATTTTGAAAACAAAGATCATAATGTCATTACCTGGTACGATGCTGATGCATTTCCAATTATACCTAGAAGTGAGGTTATAAATGAAAAGTTTGAACCCGGTTTTTATTTTAGAGATTGTCATTTGTTTGACTCTTTAGATAGTGTTAATCCTTCATTAAAAGAAAGATATGATAGATATAAAAATATTGCACAAGATGATCCTATAGCTTTATGTGAAGGTAAATATGCAGCTCCTGTTGAAACTATCTTAACAATTGTAGATAATTTTAATCAAAATACTAAAAGGGTCTTTAAAATTACTGCATGGTATTATCTTAATTACAATTTACACAATTATCTCAACGATTGTTATTCTGAATCTGCTGAGTTGAGTTATGTAATAGGTAAGAGTTTTGGTACTTGTAATCCTATTGGAAGATCTCTTTGCACTGATAATCATATTATGCCAGATGATTCAATAGATCGAGATAGAGAAAAATTATTGAACAACGATTTCATAAGGGAGTACTTTACTTCTAATAATTAAACCATTCATTGCTTCCTTATCGTATATTTCAAATGCATCTTTGTAAGTGTTTAAGATAGGTTTTCCTGCAACATTAAATGATGTGTTAAGTAATACTGGAATATTACCTTGAGTTTCTAATTCAGATAACAAATCATACATTAACTTATTTTGTTCTTCAGTTACAGTTTGAATTCTAGCAGTGCCATCAGCATGAGTAATACTAGCCAACTCTGTCTTAAATTCTTCCTTTACTGTAGCTGCAAAGTTCATATGTCTACTCTCTCCTTCCCAGTTAAAATATTTTGATACATCTTGCAGTCTAACTATTGGAGCAAATGGTCTAAAAAACTCTCTATGCTTGACTTTGTTATTAAGAATATCTTTCATACCTTCTTTAGGCGAACATATAATTGATCTATTACCTAAAGCTCTAGGACCGTGTTCAGCTTTACCTTGCACAACTCCGTAAATAAAATTTTCTTTACATATATTTTTAACTACTTCATTTATGTTAAATCTTTGAACGTTTCTTCCTATAAGATAAGAATGAATACTATCTTCATCATATATTTCTTCCCCAGCATAAGTCATGTCTATAGGAAATTGAGGTCTAATATGATCGAGTACTAAACCTGTAGCTAATCCGCAATCAGATGAATTAGGAGCAACAAACATTTCTTTACCAAACGACTTAACATAATCTCTTACTCTAGTGTTATATAATATATTCATAGCACACCCTCCAGTAATGCATACGTTAGTTTTATATTTGTCTAAGTAAGGTTTTATTTCATTAAAGTGAAGCTCTTCAAACACATATTGACTTGTTGCAATTAAGTTTTTAGCATCGTCTCCTTTTATTCTCTTTGTTCTATCTGGTAAAAATTTACCCACATGATGAAATTCTAATCCTATTTCTTTACCTAACTCTTTTACAAAATCGTCTCTATTACTCTCAACCGGAGCCCATCCTTCTCTATTCCATTTGTTGTAATATCTTCTAATAGGTTCTACCCATTCATTTATAACTTTACCATATGAACAGTAACCCATTAACTTTCCTGAATATGTTAAACAAGCTTCACCGTAGTCTTGAATGAAACTAATATCATCAATAAAGTACCCTAGATAAAAATAAGGATTGCCATAATCATTAAATGAAAAATGAATAGTTTCTATCTGCTCACTTTTTTGTTTCTTTTTATTAAAATGATAGCCAATGTTCCAACCATCATCTCCTCCTCCATCAAATGAAAATACTAATGCTTCTGTAAATGGGCTTTGATAGAAAGTACCTGAAGCGTGAGCTTTATGATGATAAGCAGCCCATCCGTTACCACTAGACAATCCAGTATCGCATGATACTTCTAACTCTTCTCCTTGTTGATTTAATCTTGTTTGATTATGTTCAATCAAATCAGTATTAAAGTGCACCCCAACTTGTCTGTTTTCAAAATCAGAATTAATACATCTAATTAAATCTATTTTATCGATACCGTATTTGTATTTTAAATGATGTTTAACCATTTCGGTCATCATCATTGGGTCAAATCTTAAGTTAAATGTACACCATGAGAGATTTTTATGATTGAATAATCTTTCCATTTCAATCACAATAAACTCCCCTTTATTCCATACAGCAATTGCTGAATTATGACCTCCATTTATACCTACAATTACCTTATCGTGCACACATATACTTATCCAAATTATTAAATAATTAAAGTGTGGAACTTTATACGATTCTTTATTGTTTGGGTTAGTGAAAACTTATCTATCCCTTTTTGGACAGTTGGACATGTACACTTATCATTAAGTGATTACCATATATCAGAAGCGTTATTAGCTAGCGTTGCAATGCATCTAGTAGTAGGTGTAGGTTTCTTTTTATCATATAAAGATCATTTAGCTGATAAGAAAAAAGAGTATAAAAGAAATAAAGAAGCATTAAATTTTTACATAGACCCTACAGATGAAGAAGATTAAATCATTTAAAAAATTTTATAAAGATGAAGATGAAACTGTCTTCTCTGGACCTGGTGAAGAAGAAGCTAGAATAAAAGGTAAGAAAATGAGAAAGAATATCCCTCAACAGCCTAATGTTGATGGTGCACCAGACCTTATCAATAACCCTGGACCTAATTATACAAACGGGCCAGGCAGACCTCACAGATTTAAAAGAACGCCTCGCAATAAAAATGTAGTTAATGGTGTTTATAAGACTGATGTGTAAATATGCGTATGTACGAATACAGAGCTACTATCAAAAGAGTCGTCGATGGCGATACTTTGAAAGCAATGGTTGATGTAGGTTTTCATATGCATCATGACGTCACGCTTCGTTTATATGGTATTGATTGTCCAGAAGTTAGAACTCGTAACTTGGAGGAAAAGGAAAAAGGAATAGAAGCAAAAAATAGAATGATTGAGCTTTTAGAAAAATGCAATTACGAAGTTAGAATTAAGTCTCATGGCTTAGACAAATATGGAAGGTGTTTAGCTGAAGTAGTATCTAATACACCACACGGTGAATCTCATAACATAAATCGTATTTTATTAGACGAAGGTTTAGCAACTGATTATAAGGGTTGATGTATTGAGTCCTGTCTTATAATAAAAGTATATGACAGCAAAAGTAAATACAGTAAATACGAACACCGAAACCGAAACCTACATGACTGGCCGTCCTATTGACTATACCAAGACTGTCGAAGGCAACCCTCAAAGGTTGTTTGTAGAGTTCGAAATGCATGATGATGGTTCCATTCAAGTTGCAAATGCAACTGGTGAGGTTAAGGTCAATCAATATGCAACTAAGTACAAGACTATGCGAGCTCGTAGTGTTCATCGTGTGTTGCGTAACGCAGGTATTCAGCGTACATTGACAGTAAACTAATACCTAATAAATATAGCCGAGATGGAAACATCTCGGCTTTTTTTATGATTTTATTCCCGACAGATATTATTGTACACAAAGAAAGAGGAGTTAAATTTGATATATATGTAAGTTATTTACTTTTTCATTTACCTGGTAGCCACCCTCTTAGAGACCAAAATGTTTCATATACATTTCGTAAAAATGAAAGTAATGAATGGAATGTAATTAATCAAATGAGACCGTGGTATAAAATAGATAGTAAAAAATGCACTGATGAAGAAATCAAACTGATTAAATCAGTTCAAAAACATTTTGAAGATAAAAATGGAGAGGTTGATTATTGCATGAGTCAAATTAAAAGAGGAAAAACCCCATACTTAGATTTAGGTTTACCGGATTTCACTTACTATACTATTAACGATGATGGAATAAAAATAGTTGGAGATTCTTCTAGAACATACCCTATTATAATAAAAGAAGAATTTTATTCAGAAAAAGAAGATCATACTGATAAATTTTTAGATCAAAGTCAAAACTTACCTCTACATTCGGAAGTTGATTATTCTGAATTATTTTTAGGACCAGTTAATGAACAAGAAATTTGGAAAGAAAAATGCGAAAGTTCTATGGAATTGCTTTAGGATAGTGCCATAATATAGATATGAAATGCATAAGATGCTCAAATGATGTTGAAACCGCTCGAGTTGAATTTGGAATGAAAACTTGCAAGACTTGTGCTTTTTCTGGAGCGGATGTAAAACGATATAAAGGTACTATGAATTGGTCTCATAAGACTGCTCCTACTATTCAAGTAATGTCTTCTGATTGTTGGGATGAGCAGAAGAAGTATTATACCCCTAATGGAGCTAGATCAGCTGTAAAGAACTTTTCTAAGCATGTTTGTGCTTAAATTTTATTATGTGTAATTATCTTACTATAGATAGATCAATAACGGTAGGTCATATTGACGGTGGCTATTTGTATAGAATGCCTAATTTTATTCCATTTAGATTTAAAGATTTTGAATTTGGAAGAGGAGAAGATTACAAACTTAAAGGTAATAGACTTAAAGCTATATCAGATGAGTCATTATTAGAAGATGTAGATTACACAGGTGAAATAGAAGGTTATTATATAAATGAAAATGTTGAAATGGAATTTACTTTTATTTTTGAGAGTGGACTTCTTAGAAGAAGGACACTAAATAAATTTATCGATTTTAACTCATGAAAATTTCATTTGACGAAGCTTATCTACAATCAGGAAGTAAAAGCGATAAAGACATTCTTCACAACTACGGTAAAACGTACGAAAAATTATTTGAACCTTTTGCTAATAAACCCATTAACTTATGTGAGGTGGGATTTTATGAAGGAGAATCTGCTATATTGTTTTCCTATCTTTTTAAAAATAAAGATTCTTCTTTTGATTTTATTGATAACACAGATGAATATATCGATTTTAAATCGGTAAAAGATAGATGTTATGACAGCAAAAGAGTAAATTTTCATTTATTTGATATTTTAAAAATCGATAAGGAAAAAGAATTTAGGGATAAAAAATTTGATATAGTAATTGATGACGGTAATCATTGCGCAAACTATCAATGGAAGACAATTGACTTTTTTAAACAAAGACTAAATCCAGGAGGAGTAATTGTTATTGAAGATGTTAGATTGAAAAATTCTCCTTTTGACGATCCTCCTAACTACCCAGCATGTATATCAGGAATGAATCCTGATGATTTTGAATTGATTGAGATACCAATTAAAGATAAATCTGTTTGGGATAATAATTTGCTCGTTTATAGAAATGTTTAACGTATTAATTATTAGCTTGATATGTATTATTGGATTCATGTCACTATTCTTCTATCAATTGTTTAGTGATAATTAATAATCATCTAATCATAGTATTTTTTTGTGTTGATAAAGTACGGAGTGTCCCTATAATATTTGTATGTTAATTGAGAATAGCTTAGTCAGCTTAGACAAATTGGTCGGAAATAAGGTCGAAGGCACGTCTGTTGAAGACGTAATGGATGCTGGAGGGTTTAATTTCGAGGTAGTAGAAGAGAATCTCGGTAATGACGTACCTGGAGCAGATAATTGGAAAGTGCTCCGAAGAGGTCACGGAGGTGATGTTATCAATGTTGTAAGAGATTCTTATCAAGTCATTCAGAATCGAGAGATTCTTGAGCCATTCGATGAAGTTCGACGAGAGTTTAAAGCAGAATGGGCTCAATGCGGTGTTATTGGTAATGGCAATAACATTTGGGTAAGTGCAAAGTTACCTGATGAACATCAGCTTAAGAGTAATAACGAAGATAAGCTAAACGGATACATTATGGCTATTCTTAATCATGATGGTACTCGAGCTGATGCAGTCTTTCCATATGTTGATAGGTTGTTCTGCAACAATCAGTTCAATACTGTAGCTAAATCAGCAAGAGGTATGACTATTATGCATCGTTCTAATTACGAGCAACGTATCGAAGTATTGATGAACGGTTTTAAGAAAGGAATTCAAAACAACATTGAGTTTATTCAAACTGCAGACAATCTAGATTCTCAGAAGATCTCTAAAGAAGAGCTAGAGAAAGTAGTCAATCGTTTGTTTCCAGATAAGAAGGTTCGTAACAAAGGCGAAGAAGTACTCCTATCAGGAGAGACGTCTAGGAATAGAGTTGTTGAGCTATTCTCTAACGGCGCAGGAAATAAAGGAGAAACTCGTTGGGATGCGTTCAATGCTGTTACTGAGTATGTTGATCATCATCAAGGAGCGAAACGGATAAACAACGCAATCGAACGTGACGGTCAGAGCGTGCTTACATCAGATAGGATGCGTAGAGGGTTCGAACGTCGATTCATGAATAACATGGTAGGCGGTCAAAACAACAGCTTGAAACATTCAGCCTTGAAACTACTTAGCGGTAAGCTATAATAGTTGTATGATCGAAAAACGATACGTTAGTGGGCTGCTCTTTGAGAGAGCAGCTCATTTTTACAAAGATGATCGAAATCATTTAAGAGTGAGTGTGAATGAAGAGTTTAAAAACATTCGTCATCTAATTTATGCTCACTACTTTAATGAAAATCTTATCTATATCGGAGAGACATCTGTACCTTTTATTAAGCGTATGCATTGCTATTGTAATCATAATGGTCTATCCAATGTAAGAGTAAGAGATTATGTAAATAGTATATTTCATGGCAATCATAGAGATCCAGATCTATGCACGTTTGTTTATCAACCTAAAGAGAAATTAGTAATCAATGAGCATCTATCCGTAAATCCATATGTAGCCATAGAACAAGAACTGATAAATATTCATAAACCAATTCTTAACAGAAAAAATGTCCATAAAAACAAGAAAAAAAATTATGACAGACGACCTGCTAGATCTCATAGCTTTTATCGATAAAGAAGCACAAGAAGCCAAACCAATTATGGATGATTATACGGCTGGTGAATATAATATGCTTATTCGATTAAAAGGAAAGGTAGAGAGGATTTATGAAAAGCATACAAAAGCTGAAACCGAGGGTAATAATACCCTGGAATACCGGAGAGAGAGTATTCAAGCCTAAGAAAGGAAAAGGAAGTTATTCGAGGAGGAAAAAACATTCCTCCTCTTTTTTTTCTGGTGGAGTAGGATTAGGAACTAGCATATAATATATGCATACAATATGTTAGAGTTAAATTTTAATCAGACGGCACTTACAAGTGTAGACAATATCGAGATCCCAGAGCGTTTTTATCGCAGAATGATGACAGGGATCAATACAGTAGACGAATTCCTCCACGAAGGATTCCTCCCAGGTTCGACAATGACTTTGACAGCTGCAGCTGGCTGTGGTAAGACTACATTCATGATACAATTACTAGAAGGTCTTACAAAGAACGGATACAGCGTTGGATATTGCTCAGGCGAAGAGAATATCTATCAGCTTGCAATGACTTGCAGACGAATTAATTGCACAAGCTTGCAGATAGCAAACTTGACTGATGTGGATGAGATTGCTAAGCTGACTAAGACAAACGACTTTATTGTAATTGATAGCTTCCAAGCTCTTACTACTAAGAAGAAGATGAACAGTATGGAGAAGGAACGATATGCATTGATGAAGCTTGTTAAAGCAGCTCAAGAGAATGAATGCTGCGTTTGTTTTATTATGCATCTTACTAAGGCTGGTAAGTTGAAAGGCACGACGCTTGTACCTCATACTGTTGATGCTAATCTTAACATCATGATTGATGCTGAAGTAGATGATCAAGCAAGACGTATTTGGTATTCGAAGAATCGATTCGGTCCTGCTAATGAATTGACTCTTATGATGACTCACAATGGTTATGATATGCACAGCAAAGTCGTAACAAAAGAAAATAAGTTTGTAGGTAAGAAGAATCAAAAAGATAAAATTAAAGATGAGTTGAAAAAGCTTACCTCTAATAGTTGTAATGTTAATGACATCACTAAAAAGTATAATGTAAGCGTTGTTTATGCTAATTCAGCTCTTCGTGAATTAGTAAATGAAGGCGAATATGTCAAGTTTGGTAGAGGTAATTCAGCTATATGGAAAAGATCTAATAAATAATATATATGTCAGAGAGGGTTCCACGAACAGCTCCAGTTAACAACCAAGGCGATGGTGAGGTTTATACTCAGTATCGCCAATGGCCTTTTAACAGTACTGATATGTGGATGGGGGTAATAGAGTAGAAGGTGGTCAACCTAATGCTTATGGTGATGATGAAGACGCTGAAGACGTCGTTAATATTAATATTGGACAAGTAGAAGATTTTAAAAATTCAGGAGCGAAAAGAGGAATATTTCTTCCTGATAGTAAAATATTTGTTTGGTCAAATGACGGTGATGCTTCTCATTTTTCAATTTATTCTAATCTTGAAAAGAAGATGAAAAGGGATATAGATAATTTGGAACCTGTAAGAATAGATAGACACGTCAATACTTTATTTTATATGCCTGTTGATTATCAAAATCCTGAAAAAAGAATATCTTTTAAACAACAGTATAATTTAGATGATGCAGTAGGAAGACATTTTACTTTATCACAAAGTTAGTTATTTCTATTCTGCATTCTTACAATATCAATCTGCATTTGTTGTACTGTCTTTTGAATATCTTGAATAGCTTTTGTATTTGTATCTACTGATGCCTGTAGAGTTTTAATTTCTATAATTTGTTTTTCAATTTGATACATTGATTGAGTCATTTTATCAAAGTCTGCTTTGGAAGGAAATAAAGATTGAAAGTATGCTATTACAGCTAACCCTATCATTGGAGCTACTTTTAAAAAGTTATCTAAGTTATTAAACCCTATCTTACCATCACTGCTAGGCATGTTATTATTTATGTTATATTAGTGGTTATTCCTTAGATAGTCAATATAATTTAAGTATGGCAAAGATAGAATATGAACCGGACTTAAAGAGAGGTTTCCTTTTCGTTTGCACCGGTAATGTGTTCAGGAGCAAAACAGCTGCAGCGCTGGCAGTAAACAAAGGTTTATTAGCTGCTTCAGCTGGATTTGAACCTAAAAGGCTACATGATGAACATAAAGACTTGAGTTATTTTAATCATGGCAATAATAATGATATTGTTATGGATAAAGAAGCTTATGAGTTTTGTATGAGTAGAAGAGTTAAAGACTGGGAGATAGAACCTGGTCAGCAAGAACTTACTCCCGAACTTATGGAAGAAAGTCAGATTGTTGTTTGTATGAATTACAGAGAGCATTACCCTATGATGGAAAAGTTTAAGATTAAACATTGCTTTGAAGCTCATAATGTAATGTATTGGGATGTTCCTGATATCTTCAAAGAAGAAGGATGGAAAGGGTGGGATGATAATCTTGATTTTGGCAATAAGAAAGATATCATTTTAATGATTAAAGATAGAATTGATTCACTTAAAAGTTAAATATTATTATGGGACTACACAATGTAAAAGTTATTTACCCCGGTTATAAATCATTTGAATTTAAACGCTATGGTAATGATGATTGGGATTATTTTTGGCAAACTTTCAAAGATGAATGGCGAAGTAATTCCCCTTCAGCTTGTGCAATGTTCAAAGATGCTAACATAAGAAGTTTTAGTGTCAATGACTTTGTTAAAGTAGACGATACTTACTACAGGTGTATGTGCCCAGGGGGTATGGTTGAAGTATCTGAAGAGTTTGTAAATGAAATAGAAGATAGAATTCGTAATCATTATCTTGTTAAAGAGAGAGATGAATATTTTTGGGCAAAGCTTGAAGTATTCGAAGAGTTAGAATCAACAAAGAAAGAGGTGCTATCAAGTTATGAATGCGCAAAAGTTTAAAGACATTATGGCTGAAGTCAGAGATGAGATGAATAAAATCTCTGACATACAAGAAGAGATGTTTATGAAAACAATGAAAGCAGCTCTCATACCAGAAAAAAGTGATTCATATGATATAGCATGGGACTATATATACAATAGTAAAGATGATAAAGAATATGCAGAGAATTGCATGGAACGTTTACTAAAATCATTAGATGAAGAAGGACATAAGCTATCTCGCT